CATACAGTTACATCGTTGTTAGAGTCTTCAAATATTAATTTACTTGCAGGTAGAGTACAAAAAACATCTTTAGTGCCTGAACTAAAATTCACTGCACTATCACTATTAGAACTAGATATGATTGTAGTTCTTGTTAAATCAGAACTATCACCATCTAAAGTTCCAAGACCTACTTCAAATTCAGCCTGGTCTTGATGTGCAATACAATAGTAAACTGTATTTGAATTACCTATACCAGCTGCAAAAGTTTCAAAACCAGTAACTGCGCCAGCAAGTGATACGGCACCTGTGCCTGTGGTAGTAGTTGTTTCTTTTACTCTATCATTAATGACTAATGCCATTTAAATTTTCCCCTATGCTAATCTTAATATAGCGTTACTTGCGTCAGCAGCTGGAAACTGAATTGTAAACGTACCACTTGTAGATGTTTTATCTCCACCAAAGTCTAATACTGCTACAGCTTTATTTGAGTCAGAGCTGTTATATATTAAAGCTCCTCTTGCTGTGATTGTTGCTGATGTAAAAGATATGTCAGCAAAATCGCATATTGCAGTGGTACCAGATGTCGTAGGTGTTACGCTTGTTAATGTTCCTCCACCAGATGAATATGTTCCTGAGTCAGAAACTTCATTTGATGTGCTGAAAGCAGTAGTGCTTGCGTCTAAACTTGCAGAACTCGTATACAGGGCTATTTTAAAAGTATCGCCCGATGTTGCTGTAAAGTTATGAGTGCCAGTTAAAAGCTCTTGTTTAAAACTTGTGCACACAGCTTGTGTAATCGACATTTTTTAATCCTCCTTACGGACTTGTTGATTTAATAGGTAGCCTAATAGCTCCCTGCATATACTCATCTCTACGATGCCTTCCTTGTTGCTCTACAGCTAATTCTTGAATAGCACGTTGATATGATTGTTCGTATAATTGCAGCATTTCTGCTGGACCCTTTAAATACTTAAAGGCTTCTGCAAGGCACCCGTACAATAAAGCACTTGGAGCATTATTGCCTAGCCAAGATGTTGCATTTGTACTAGATAACCTTGTTGGTAATCTTGTAATTCCTAATTCGACATTATAAGCAGAATCTGGTGTAGGTGCAACTATTAATGAGTTGTGATCCCACCATGCCCAATAGACAGGTGTTCCTGTTGCAGTTCTATCTGGAGCATACTCTGTAATAAAAGATACATCTCTTTGTTCTAACATTGTTCTTGTCGGAGTACCAGATGCTGGAAATATGTTCATAGTTCTAATTGTTCCTAAAGATTCTAATGTTGGTGATGCTCCACCTGGTAAAGAAACAAAAGCATTGCTAGATGTTAAGTTAGCGGATTGATTTGATTTAAAAACATCTAAATCGACATCTCTAAAAATCCTGTTTTCAGCGTGCTCAATAAAATCATTTGTTATTGTAGATGTTAAAACATCGGTGCTTACTTCAGTATAATCTAATATTTGTTGTGTTAGTTCTGTGTATGTTGTCATGATATACTCACTGTCACTGCATTTACTTTAGCAGAAAAAATAATTTCATTTTGTTTTTGTGGAACCATTGTATTATTTTGATCAAAGAAAGTTCTACTACCCACTAAAACTTCTACTGGCTCTGATCTATCTGACCTGGCGTTTTTCAATGCTTCTGCATCAGCTCTATGTGTAGAAGGATTGTCTTCTTGAGGATGTTGTGGTTCAAATTCAGATTTATGAACTAACACTCCATCATACTCTTTAATCATTTCATTATAAGGAAAAGCAAAGCCACTACGATCAGATATTGCTTTTGCGTATTTTCCTTTTGCTGTTGCCATTACATTACTCCCACATCAGGAACTATTTTTATACTAGACCTAGTGCTATCTTCAGCAGAAGCTCTTTGCCACTCATCTTCATAAACTTGTTTTAAAAGTTGTATTCTGTCAGGTGCTTTTTTCATAGCTATGTAATATGAAAGTCCTGATACTAAACAAGGAAAAAATCTAAAAGGCACTTCTGGGTTTTGTGTATAGGTTCCTGCATCTGCAATTCTAGTCATTGCATAATACTTAAAAGTATCTGCTGAATCGGGTGTACCATAAACATATAACTTAGGTGTTATTGATCTTTCAACGTAGTATTGTGTTGGAGAAGCAGAAGTAGATTTTTTTGATATGTTTAGATATTCAGCTCTACTTATTCTTTCTATCTGTCTATCAACTGTGGAATCACTAGCCTCTGTTATGACAGCAGATAATACATCTACTAGATCATCATCTAAATCGTAAGATGATGTTCCTGCAACAAGAGTTTTAGTTCTTTGTTCAATTGTCCAAAGATTTAATCCTCTGTTAGCCCATTCTGCAAAAAGTAAATTAAGAGATCTTCTTGCAGTTTTAAGATCATAACCTGATCTTACAAACAAACCACACCTTTCGTATGACTCTGCTATGACCTCTTCGATTGTAAGAGTAAATGCATTAGTACCTGAGTATGTAGGCATATTTTACTCCTAATATATCTTTTGAAACTCAGCTATAACTGTATACATATTGCCAGCATCTGCTGTGCCGGGAACAACAAAATTTACATCGCTTTGATTACTGTTACTTGATTTATCTGCTGGTATTCCACCAAACTCTCTAAAATCCCAGTATCCTGCTCCTGTTAATCCTATGATAGGAATATCACCATCTGAGTCTTCTTCATCAAGACGAGCAAAAGAATCGCCTCCATCTCCACCTTGACAAGAATACCAAACTCTAAGTAATCCTAGGTGTGCTACAGCAGTTCCATCTGCACGTGCAGCTAACGCTGACACATCACCAAAAACTGTGGTGCCACCTGTTCCGTCTGATTGATTAACAATTTTAATTACGACTCGATTGTCGTTTTGTTGTAAGATTGTAGGTCCTGTTACTGTATCTGCCATTGTTTCCCTCCTTAATTAAGAAACTGTGAGGGCCGAAGCCCTCACTATAAATATTATTGATCTGCAAATGCAGGTGCGTCTGCACCCTCTTGGTAACCCCAAATATAATAATTGGTGCTATCTTTAGCTACAATATTAATTTCAAAGATACCAAAATCTGTCAAAGTCAATTTTGAATTTGAGTTGCCATCAGAATATACAGATACATTGTCAGCATCTGAATCCATATGAACGACACCACCTAGGAAGTAGTTAGAGTTTCCTGGTGTTACGATAATTAGATTTTCTGTTTCCTCTGCGGCACCACCATAAATTAATTTATAAGTTTGACCAGCTACGGGAGCAGGTAAAGTAATAGTTCTGTTAGCTGTGACTGCTGGAACTACAAGAGTTCTACCACTGTGTGTTGCGGCATCAAGAGTTTTATCTTCATCTCCTAACGCAACAGGTGCATCACCCATAGTAATGATTTCAGTAATTGTTCCTGTGCTAGCGTTTTTGCTTACAGTTTTTACTGTGCTCTCAGATCGAATAGGACCTGAAAATGTTGAGTTGCCCATTTTAAAACCTCCTTGGTTGTATAGACCTTATCACATAGTCTCTATACTGTCTGATTACAGTCTATGTGACTTTATTAATATATACAGTTTTAAGTGAAATTTGCAACAAGAAGAATGGGGGATATACCCCCATTCTTTGGTTATTTATTACGCTCCTGGTGAGCCAAAGATACCTCTAGGATCAGAGAATCCAAATGAATATCTCTCTCTAGCTTTGTATCTTACGTTACCTGTATCAAAATCGCCTTCCATAGAAGTTTTGATAGGCGCACGATTAAAGTGCTTTAGACCATTAGGTGCATCAGTTTTAATAAAGAATGCATCTGTATCTGTCAGATAATGGTTGATAACGTATCCGCCAGGGATCATACCCATGTTACCGATAGCGTTAATGTCATTGTCTGAAGTTGCAGTTCTTAACTGACTCTTCATTAATCTTTCAGCTACGAACTGAAGATTAACTGGAATGATCATCTTTGTTGCCTTTACAGCGATTTTTAGACCACGGTTATCAATGAAACCAGCAATGTCAATTAATGATTGCTCTAAAGAAGTTTCATTAAGGTCAGCAGATGTTGATAGTTCGTTGGCATAGTTGCCACCTGCTACTGTTAAGTGAGCAGTTGAACATAATTCAACACCATCTCCACCTGTGAAGGAAGAGTTAAATGCTCTGTTAAGAACATTTGCGCCTTTGATTTCTTTAGCGTTAGCCATTGAACGTGCTAAAGCCTTTGTATATCTAGAACTTAGGCTATCGTAAAGGTTGTCCTCTACTGCTTCCTCAGTAATAGCAAATGCTAAAGCAATTGTTTCGTGTGAGTAACGACTAGTGAAAGCTTCTGTAGCATCGTCAAATTGTACGCTTGCTCCTTCAGCTTTTACTGGTGCACTACCGAAGCCAGAAAGTTCTACTTCTTCTTCAAACGCTCTGTCTGAAGTTTCTGTGTCAAAAATTTCTGACCACTCCTGCTCGTATCTTGCATATTCAAGACCAAACAGGGCATTTAGACCAGGTTCTAACTCTTTTACGAGTTGACTTCTTGATATAGCCATTTTTTAGTCCTTCCTATTAAATACCAGCAGTATTAGCGTAGTGAAGACCTTCGTTAATTCTAACGAGATAGTTCCCGTTAGCACTAGCTGTGTCGCTGTTGTATTCATCAGAAACAACATCTACTACTCTAAATTGTGCTGTCGCAGCAGTAATTGAACTGGAGTCTAACTCTTGTTTAGATCTTCCAATAGCTGTACTACCTGCGTGTGTTGATACTAAGTCAGCATTTGATCCTCTATTATCAGGCCATGAAGCTCCGATATTAGTGCTGTCTTCTTGTACTTCAAAAAGTACGTTTGGGTCGTCAATAACAAAGGCTACTGCATCACTTGCGACAGTGCTTGCAGGCCAATATTTTGAGTATGTCGGTTTACCTGTAGAGTCAGTGTAAAAACATCCATTGAATACGCCAATTAAATTAGTTGCTCCTGCAGCTCCTACGGTAATAGTACCGTCTGTGTGCAATTCAACTGCATCGCCAGTAAATATATTTGTGTTATATCCACTTTCAATACCATAACTTGTTTGGCCGCCATTAAATGGTGCTCCACCCAACATCTTTGCAGGTCTAAAACCGAATGGTGCGTCTTTGTTTGCCATGGTTATAAGTCCTCCTTAACCAGTTAGTTGTTTTATAAGTGATAGGACCCATAACAAAAATTAATTTTTGTCGTTTCCTCTACCACTACCAAAAGTAACCCTACTATTCCTCTCGGAAGAAATAGGCATACTTCTATGCTGCTCTTTAAAAAGATTATTATCGACAGATTCTTCTTGCGTCTTAGTTTGCTCTGCAAAATATTCCGCTCTCTGCTCAACAATTTCTTCTGGTATACGAGCAAGCAATAATCCACCAACTCCTATAACACCAGCGTGCGTTCCATTTTCTATTGTAGGTGAGTGAAAATCTGGAAACTCATCAGCACGAACTAGCTCGAATCCTTCACGAAGTCTTCCAGCCATATTCTTTCTGTCTTCAGTTCCTAGAGTCTCAGCTCTTATCCACCTATGTTTAAATCCTGGAGGCGCCGGTGGCGCTTCTAAGCTTGACGGTGGGCGCCAAGGTTGTGCTCTCTTTGTTTTTTCACGAGAAGCATCGGTGCGTGAGGTCTTTTTGGTTTTATCTTCCATGCTATTACTCCTTCACGTATTTAGCGTATTCCTCCAGAGGTACTCCAAGTCTCTTGGCGATATGGACTTGGCTCGGAGATAGTCTAACTGTTTTGCGTCCTGATGTTGATTGCGTTGTTGAACGACCAGCAGAAGCTACGGGTTGGACGGGTCTCGTAGATTCCGAACTATTTACCCCAAACTTATGGGGAAACTCATTTTTGATCCTATTATCAATCTCAGCATAATACTCATCTGAATTAGGATTAAATCCTTCTTCCTCAACTAGTTTTTTATGTATTCCAAAACTAGCATAAGTCATTGCTTCGTCTTTACCGAACCAAGGGTTTTTTTCAGCCCATGCCTCGGCTTTAGGATCTATTTTTTTAGGAGGAGCAGCTTGAAGTTGTTCAGGTGTGACATCCTCTTTTTGTTCCTCTTTTAAACTTTCCTTAGCTTCTTTTGTAGCTAAAAGACGTTCATTGTCAATAGATAACTTTGCTAAAGCTTTTTGTGCTTCAACTTGTGCTTGTGCATCTCCTGCTTGAATTGCAGCCTGTAAGTCTTGCTCAGCTTTTTTAGTTTCTATTTGAGTCCTAGCTTCAAATTCTTGAATATAAGAAGCATCTAAGCTATTTGATTTAGCTTTTAGTTTTTTATTTTCATCTGCTACACGTTTTGCATATTGAAAAGAAGCTTGTTCTCTTCTTTCTGCTTCACGAAGATTACCTGTGAGTTTGTTATTTCTAGTTTTAACTTTAT